ATGTTGACTTTACGAGATGAATTTGGCAATACTTTTAAAGCTATTACAACCACTGAGCCAAAATTAAACAGCCGCTCAAAATGGCATTCAGTTATAAAGTATATTAATAATGAAGCAATTACTTTTCACTTTGTAAGAGGTAATGGATCAAGCTTCTATTTCTTGTATAAGGATATTTGGCATAGGGTGATTAAGACAAGTATTATATATGAAGATATTCCAACAAAGTATACTATTATACTGGAAGACTGGTACTACCTACATAACAAATAATATAAATCTACATCAAATACCACATACAGCTATTGTTATCAAACATCAGTTTGAATGGCACTCTTAAGCCATCAATTATACATTCACATTTATAATGAAAGGTCCTTCCAGCAGGATTATTCATCGATGCAAATACCTTTTTTGTCTCTTGCTCCATTATCTTATTTACTTTTATGACATGTTTTCCTTCTTTATCTTCAAATCTAATTCGTATTGGTTTAAGCCCACCTTTACCGTCACAATCAGCTATACACTCTACAGGTCTCATGCTATCCCTCCAAGAGCTTTTTAGTATATTATACCAAACATACGTTCTGCATAAAAGTATAAACAAATATATACTTTTATGTAACAGTTTATTGATTAATAAATATAATATTAGTATACTGTTGTCTGACTTTACACCTACTTTACACCTATAATACACTTTTGTATTCTGTATTATAATGTATAAATGTTCATTGCAAAAAAAGAATAGCCGATTTTGAATTGCCGGCTATTAATAAGATATAAAACTACTTGTTAAATATTACTATAGTTATTTGTTGAATTTGTTCATATTGTTTAGTGTTAGTTGTTAGACTGCGCAAAAGCCTTACAACTAATTTATTAAAAAACATTTTCAACACTTGCATTTTTATCCCCCCTTATAATATATGTATTTGGGGATTTTTTTTATTAACAATATCATTTTATGAACAACAGCAGATAATGTACCAAGAAAACTCCAAAAAATAAAAAAAGGTGCAGCCTAAGCTACACCTCAATCTCAAATGTTGCAGTTTTACTTAATAGATCCCAACTTGCTTGACCGCCTATGGCCTCTGTGAATACTCTAGCTGGTACTACAAAGTGTCCAGGAGGTACTGCGTATGGCGCAACAGGGGATACAATAGTTTCTCCGTTAACAATTACATTATGGTTTCCATCTTGCATCTTGATTACGATCTTACTAATAGTTGGATTAAGAGTGCAGAAGCCTGCTCCTGTTTTCATATCCACCCCTGCCTCAGCCAAGTCTATTGTATTAAGCTTCAAAATCTCATATAGAGTCGCCTCGGGCATATACTTGCCAAACATAGCTTTGTACTTGCTGACCATTAATGCAGCTATACCCGCTACATGAGGAGTTGCCATCGATGTTCCATTATAAGCAATATATCCACCTTGACGATTTGCTGATAATACATCAACGCCTATTTGACATAGATCAACCTCTTTAGATAGAGTACTAAACAAAGCAGACTTCTTATTGATATCAACTGCCCCTACTGTAATTACCTCTTGAAAACATGCAGGGTATAGAATAGTTTCCGCTCCAGTATTCCCAGAAGCAACAATAACTGCAATCCCCGATTCAACTAGATTGTTTATCGCTGCCTCATATTGCTGCAATAACCATGGCACAGACTGTAGATATTCACCGCTGCATGATAAACTCATATTGACTATATCAACTCTTTTGCCGTTTGAATCTCGCCATTGGAGTACATATTCAAGCGCTTTGATTACATCATCAACAGTGCCTTCGCCTAACGCATTAAATACCTTAATTGGTAATATCTTTGCCTTTGGAGCAATGCCGCAATTCTTACCTACAATTGTACCTGCAACGTGGGTACCGTGTCCCATATCATCGCTAGAATCCTTGGTGCATAATCCTGATTGGACAAAATAAGTACCCTGCAGCAGTCTATCCTCTAACTCAGGATGAGGAGTTACTCCTGAGTCGATGACTGCTACTATGGTATCCTGTCCATAGTAGCCTTGGCTATAATATTTCTTTCGACCTGACTGATTTAAAAAATTAAAGGCATCCTTGTTGGGTACCTGTACTGCAGTAGTTTGTATAATATCTATATTTAGTTGTTTCATCGCTACACCTCTTTAAATACTTTCGCAATTTTAATAAAGCATTGGTCTAAGAATTTTACAGTATTACATTGCTCCATCCAGTAATCTATGTCTATACCAGATTTAGATATGAAAGCAAGTGCTTCAACTAAAGTCATCTCTGATTCTTCATATACTATATAAGGGCATTTTAACCAGTGAGTCCATGCGGTAGCACCAGCCCCTTTTAATGGTGTTTGAATGACTCCATACTTAGTACCATGTGCTTCTATAACTTGGCCATCACCAATATAAACTCCTATATGACCATCCTTCCACACGCATATACCAGGCATGTCAGGCATAGTAGAAATAGTACCCTTTTCTTTGGCAATAGTGTACATTCTATTAGCACTTACATCAGTTTTCAGATTGTATTTTATTACGCCGTCTATGGTCCAGTAGTAGCCCTTTATAAGACCTACACAGTCAGTAGTCTTTCTTCCCAACCAGGTCTTTGATATAAATTCTTTGTATTTTCCAACGCCATCAGGATACTGTTCCAATTTATGGCTGAATAATAGATCAGTAAGTAGCAGGCCAAATGTTCCCCATACATAGCCCCACCTCTCAACTCGTGCAATCTTCACATATTCCACGAGGCCTTTATTTGTTAGCATTTAGCTCACCTCCAAAAATAAAGGAGCAGGCAGTTGCCTACTCCAGTTTATAAGTATCATTAATTATTCCATCATCAATATAATCGCCTAATTTTGAATATAATGTCCTTACAAATATTCTAATACCCTTTTCACCTAAAAGCGTTCTCAGAGCTAAAGGCAGATACTGCAATGCTAATTTAACAACATACTCTTCTTGCTGGTTGCCATTCTTCAGTACCTGATCCTTTGCATATCTTTTTGCCTGGGCTATACCAGCATATATAATCTTCTTTGCTTTCTCCCACTCAAGCAAGCAAAACAGAATGCCTGATATTGCTAAGAATATAATGAATCTCCATTCCCATAGTAAAGATAATATTTTTTCTAACATTTCTCATCTCTCCTTTATTATATTTTTTATTTCTTTTTCTCTGTTGGAAGGTCCTTAAGTCTTTCCACAAGTTCTGTCACTGTTCCATTGCCGCCTAGTGCGTGGTATTGGGTATACAAGGCGGTTATATTATCTAATGCATATATAGGACAGCAACCTTTTTCTTGGTAGTGATTGTAACATTGCACTATCCTATCTCTTAAAAGAGCTTGTATACCTAACTTTATTGCGTCTTGCTCTTTTACCTTGCTTGATAACCTTTTGTATCCTGCTGCCAATCCAGTACTAATAATACAAAATAGTACCTCAACCCAATACCTAAGTATCCACTCTTGCATTCTGCACCTCCAAAGCATAAAATTAAGGAGCCCATTATTGAGCTCCTTCTGTGTCGCAGTTTTGTCCTATGGTGTTATTAAATGCCCTCTGTGTGAGTTAAGATATAATCTTCTACGACAACTCTATACTCTGGGTTTGTTATATCATCAAGCACATATATATTGCCTGTCTTTGGATTGGTACCTCCGTTCAATATTCTTTCTGCTGCAATTCTGACAACTATCATATTTATTCCCATTATAAAATTCCTCCTGCTTGGCTGTCCGCCATTATTAATAATTGATTTTCAAGCTCCTCGTAAGTAGGTTTCTCTTCCTCTATCGGAGCGGGCTCATCAGTAAATACCAGGAAATCTCCTTCCGTTATGTTCTTAATTTCACAAAGTCTCATTCCTGGATTAAGGTCAATGTATGTTTGAAGGTCTTGCTGTCCGTCATACGGAATAGTTCTTGTATTGTACACAATATCACTCCTTCGGGTTATATAATTGTTTTTGCAGCGAGAGTTTCAGTTACAAAAATAAACATATCTCCCCATTGTGCAGCGTAACTGTCTGTGCCATCGGACGTTTTTGCATATAGTTGAATTAAATCTCCGTCGGCAATTGTAAAGTCCTCCGTATAAGTAGGACTTGCTCCTCCACTGCTGTACACACGTTCCGTACCGATTGCAATTCCGTTTTTATATACTCTTGCCGTAGCGATACCTCCATTTGTACGCAAATTAAATTTAACTCTTATAGTTCCGTTTCTGTTCACTTCAATTTCGCTCTTTTTCGCATAAACAGTATTACTCATAGGGTTTGTACTAGTCGAACTAAAAATTAATATCTCTCCAGTCTGAGCGATTAAAGTTTCTCCGGCTGTTAATGGGATCTCAGTTAATGTCCCTGCTACAACTCCACTGTCTGTACCTACTGTATATCCAGTAAGCGTTTGAGCCGCTCCTGCAGTACCATACTCACCTCCCTCACCCTGTAATATAAAATTTGTGCCATCATATCTTAAAGTGTAAACTCCGTTAAGCCTCAACTTTCCTGCTGTCATAGCATAGCCTTTGCTATCTTGTATAGCTTTAGCTCCTTTTGCATTAACGTTTAAAGTTGCAACTCCGGTATTGGCAGCATGGATCTTAATTGCAAAACACATTCCAGCAGCATAAGCCACTATTGCAGGATTAGGTGTTAATGTATAAGTATTTGCTCCACCTGCTGTAACTCCATAACCAGGTTGTCTTACATAATCAGCCGTATGCGTATCAAGCGAAGCTTGTGTTGCTGCATTATCAGCTTTTGTCCCTTGTGCTGCTGTTGCATATGCTGTGCTTGCTGTATACGCGGCACTTCCTAGCCCAAGAATTGTTTTTATCTCAGCTAGAGTCTTTTTTACAAAAACCCCCGCTCCAGATGCTACAATAAAATCGTTTACAGCAGTTGCCAGTGATTTTCTTATATATTCTGTATGAGGATCCACAGTATTTATATGTACATCTACCTTTGCCTGTGCTCCTGCAGGAGTCTCCTTACTTGCTATAGCATCCTCATTAGCTTTCAATGCTTCATCAATTATTTCCATATTGCCGTTCTGGTCTTCTATATTAAAACTTTCAGTACCTAAAGGCTTTTTCAGGTTATAATTCTCTGTGTAGTTAGGCACTTAAATCACTCTCCCTTAATCCTGTATATGTATGCGCTGTAAGTTGATCATTAGTGAAAGAAGTAAGTTCCTGATAGGTATTAAATATAATGATCAGTTCCAAATGAGATCGTACATTTTTTACTGCATTTACTGCCATAGCAAACTGTGTTGCAAGCTCTGTGTCAATAACTCCAGCCTTTACTGAAACTCTGAAGTTGTATGGATTTCCTCCATATTCAAACCATTCCTTGACTTCTGCATCTTGAAAGTAGTCCTTCATAGTTTCTTCAATGGCGTATAGGGTTCCACGATATCTATGTACCTTCAAAGACCTCTTTATGATCAATCTCTTAATCTCAGTTTCTGCCTTTGCATCATACCAATCCACATGCATGGACCACGCGAGCTCATCAAGGAGCTTATCATCCATAGTGTCAACACTGGCATATATAAGACATGTTTTTACTTCATCGGCAAGTTGACGGAATTGAGGCTCAAGAGCTGCACACAAAGCTGCAGTCGTAGGATCCTGCTGCATGAATTTTGTCTGCAAACTCAACAGATTAATATTCTTTAAATCCATTGCCATTATTCCAGCCCTCCATAGGTGATAGTAATCGTTCCTGGTACTGCAACTTCATCTGTGTTAAGTACCGTATATACTGGAGAAGTCAACTCAATTCTACTTGCCATTGTCTGCATAATTCTATACCTTAGCTCATCTGGATTAATTGCTCGGCCAAGCTTTTCTCGCTGCCATATAATATATTGATCGATTGCACCACCTGGATCCTCAACTGCCTTTTTAATAGAAACCTCATCAGTCTGGCGTAAAGATGAAATGTAATATGTGAGCTCAATATTATAAGTGACCTGTGTTGGGGCTGCTACTTGAACATTGTCTGTCAAAGGTCTTCGAGTTTTGGCATTACACGAATCAAAAACCTTATCAAGAATTGCTTGATTTGGTATTACTCCTGCAAACAGTAATGGGATTATTTTTACCACTCCCGGTGTTGGCGAAGTAATTGCTACATCCGCAATTGTGCTATCTGCAGCTTTTGCCCAATATACATAGGCACCTTCTGGTCCTGCTACACTGTAACTCTCCGGAGCAAGTCTTATTCTTTCACGATAACTATCATCATCTTCAATATCTGCACCTCCAGCGCTGGTATCAACGTTTGTTACTGATGCCACATAAGCCACGGGATCTACAATGATTTTTATCTGTCCAGGTGAAAAGCCATTATACTTTACACCCGTTTCAATTGACTCAGCTATTATATCTCCACCGGTTTGACCAGCTTCAATTATCAATTCTTCTTTGGTGGAGAAATACAATAGCCCATCAGGTGTAGCCCTAGTACCCTGTGGCACTACTACTTCAAATGACTGTGGTGTTGATAAAGTAAAACGCAAAGTAACTAGCGACTTTTGAGCAGGAAGTCTGATGGTATCATAGAATTCTCCCAAAGAATCCAATACTGTCCCTGATGCATATCTCAATAAATTCTGTTTTCCAGTATTATTTATATCATTCTTTTGACCCACAATTATTGGTACTAATTGCAATAAAAATATCCTGCGTTCATCGCCAGGATATAATGTTTCGCCTATAGCTTCTTCAAATGCTGCTATTAGCTCATTCTCAATTGTTTTTGCATCTATCTCAATAAACTGCAGTTCGTTCATACCTCAACCACCACCTTAAACAGCATATTTTCATTTTTGTATAGCCCGGCAAATAGAACATCAACAACTTTTGCTCTTGGTTCTCTTAGAGTAATTAACTCATATATTTCTGCAGTTGCTAACGCTATTGCAACATCCTTTGGCTTATCGATAAAATTCCCTGACATGCCCAATGTGCGGTCATAAGCTACTTCATACTTTATTGTACTTAATAAATTCGTTATATTTTGAGCTATTCTATCAACGCCCCTAGCACCCCAGTTAATATTCCTTTGTGATGTATCGATTGTTATTTGCATTTCATCACCCCACATCAAGCCCCTTTGCTATGGCCCTCTGCATAGCTGTATTTACTCGTTTCTCTGCTGCTTTATTCCCAACCAATTTTTCCACTATAACTGAACTTGTACCTGTGGATGCCACCGCAGGTTTCGCTGTCTGGGAATCAACTTTTTTACTCCCGGCGCTATCATATTCCTCAAATTGCAATGACAGCTTTCCTTCAATTATTATCCCTTCACTATTAATTACAGTATCAGTTAATCCTACACTTATCAGAAGCCACTTGTTGAGTCCAAACGGCTTACCGCCTAATATGAAAAGGTATGGTGTTTTAGCATTTTTAATAGTGACCCAACTTTCGTATTCAAGTCTCACATCCACGCCGAGAGAGGCTTTTAAGCTCATGTTGAATTGCATACTATGCAATTCAATGCCTTTTATATATGTCTTTGGCTTCTTCCCTTCTACTTCTTGCTTTTCTGTCTGCAGTCCCCCATTAACATCGAATCCATCAAAGGTATATATGTTTTTACTGCTAACGCTAACCCGAAATGTTTTGTTTGCAAATACTGCTATCAACTACATCACCACCTTGCCACTATTATTCCGTCTGACAAACTACTTGAGAAAAACATGACTGCAACTCGGTCATTTATATCTAAATCGTATATATGGCCCGCAATAGGGATTTCTGATGTAAGTACTTTCTTGTCTATAAGCAATACCCTGGCTCTTTTTCCATCACTGCTTATTGATGAGATCTCACCTTTCAAGTTCATTAATATCCCTCCAATGGCTTGCGTAGCCTTAAAACAGTTTTATTGCTCACCAACTTATGTATTGTTTGATATACAAAATTCTTACCGTCCATTAGCCCTGCATCCACAAGCTTGACATTACAGCCTGCTGCTAGTCCAGTATCTGGCTCTATTTGTATCCGTCCAGAAATTTCAAACTTGTTGGCATATCTAAGCAAACCTCTTGCAAATCTATCAGCTTCAGCCTGATCTGACAAATATATATTTTTCTTAAGTATTGGACCTACAAGTGCAATTTGTGGCTTATATATCGACGTAATTACGCCTTCAGCTCTGCTGCATTGTACTTCACAAGAATTATGCAAGCCAACTGCAACAGATTTCATTTCGTAATCTGTGCCCAGGTCGTCTAGATATATACTTTTTACAATTGCTTGCTGCTCTAGATACCTTTCATCATATATAACTACTTTTTTATCCGTAATCTTCAAGCAGTATCCCTCAAGCAAACAACGGTAATGAAGGAATTCAAAGTCTGCTTGTTCTATCTGGGCAACGTTTTCATACAGCCAATTAGTAATTCCAAATGTTTCAACTATGAAACCATATTTGCTGGCAATATCTTTGGCCAGTTCTAAAAATCTTACATGTTCCCAATATCTAGAGTTTGGAGTCTTAGCCTCTAAAGGTACTGATATCGCTTTAATAACAAATTTCCCTGGGCTTTGCTCTATATGATCGACAAACATTGTTCCGCTGCTGAAGCTTCCTTGTTTGATTATAATAGTGTCGTTTTTTTGAGGCTTCCACTTATTCCATAGCTTTTCTATATCAGAGGCTACAAGCTCTATATTATCTGCAACGCCGCTGGCATTGTCGCATATATCAGCCTTAATTATATCTATACTATTGGAGATATCTATTCCTTGATAAATTACATTCATTACATCACCTCTTCCAAGGTGGAAGTGTTGCTGCGGCATCCTCTTGTATTTGTGGGATTTTTAAAACTATACCCGCATCAAAAATAATCACATTACTATATTGAGGATTGGCTTGTATGATGATAGATGCTTTTGACTCTTCATTATAAAAATCCAGAGCGAGTACATCAAATGTATCGCCCTGGAGTGTTTCGTATTCATAGTTTTTACCCAAATGTAACCCGCTCCTTTTCCTGATGCCACGCTTCAGCCATGACTTTAAATTTCTCCATCTCATCTTCAAGCATCTTCTTTATTTCACCGATATTTCCTCCGTAGATGGTAGGTGCAAATGTGAATGATGCAGATGCCCTATCACTCATGGAGTCTGCACCAATAGCCTTTGCTGTTTGATTTAAAAGCCCTATACTGCGAGGACTATTATACTTTATTGGGATAGCAGCTTCTAATCCTGCTTCACCGAATATTGACGGTACATTCGTAAATCCACCATTCGCAAACATCGGTAATTCAGGAAGCTTAAAGCCAACTTTTTTACCACCAATTGCCGGTACCCAATCTGGAACTTTTATACTAAGACTATTTACAGCTCTAATTATTTTGTTTATGGCACCGATTGCTATATTCATTCCAAACTTAAAGGCTCCACCTATTGCTTCACCAATGCCGCTGAATACTGATTTAACCTGCACCCACAGAGCTTGTGCTTTTGCCGAGACCGTATCCCAGTTGCGATACAAAAGAACTCCTATAGCGATTAAAGCTCCAATTGCTAAAATTACCAAACCAATAGGCGAAGTAATAAATGCAATTACTGCTGCAAATGCCCCTCCAACAGCCGTAGCTATCGTTGTAGCTATAGTCCAAGCAGATGTCGCTGCTGTCATTGCCCAAGTCGCAAACGTACTTGCACCTTTAACAATAACATCTTTAGCATAGAGTCCTTTTAAATATAAGGTTGCTGCACCATCCTTTAATTTTGCTATGGTTAGTGTCTTTTGTGCCCATGAAGCTGCTTCAGTTGCTGCCTTATATCCCGTCATTATTCCTTTATATGTTGCTATTCCAATGGTAGCAATCTTCCACGCTCCAATTGCACCTACAATGCCCCATATAATAGGTTCTATGGTGCTCCAATTACTACTTGTAAAATTATAAAGTTTAACTGTTAAATCAACTAAATCATTTAATTTATTTGCAATATTTGTAACTCCTAATGCCACAATATCTGCAGCTTTATCAGTACTTATCCTGGTCATTATATCATTGACGGTTTTAAATCCCTCTGTTAGCTTAGGAAGCGCCTTTGCGGCTATCTCAGCTAGCTTTTGATTAAAATTAGTGCTAAATAATCTCTTTTGATTTGCATAACTGGTATCAAGAGTTTTTGCAAAATCCCCTTGAGCATCCTTACTAACTTCCATTAAATATGCGTACCTTAAAGCTGATTGTGAAGCTTGATCCATCTTCTGATATGATGTTTTGATTCCTTTTGACATTGCAAAAGCTTCAAGATTTGCAACACTCATATTAATACCAAGCTGTTTTAACGGTTCAGTTTCACCACTTATACCGGCTCTGATTTTATTGAATGCCTCTTCAGTATCCAAATTGTAAAATGATGCAAAGTCACCAGCCAATCCAGAGAGATCCTCTGACATTGTTATTAATGCTTGCCCAGTAATCTTACTGCTCTTTAACATAGCTCCCATAGTTCCTGTAAATTGTTTTGCCTGAAGTTTTGACAAACCGAAACTTTCTAGTGCTGTATCAGCCCACTTGTCTATCTGCTTTGCACTTTGGATAAAGGTTGATTCAACAACGTTCTGAACTTCAGTAAGATCTGATGCTAATTCTATGCCTTTGTTCCCTACAATGCCTAAAGCAGCAACTAAGCCCGCCCCCACAGTTACAGCGGACTTTACTATATTTCCCATGAACTTATTTGTAGCAACCGAAAGCTTTTGCATTGATGATGAGGTCTTAGTTGTATCGCCTTGAGCTTTTTTAAGTGCCTTTTGCAACGATGGATCTACTTTACCTGAGAGTACGATTAATGCTTCTAATTCTCTTTTACTAGCCACGCTTACTCGCCTCCCTTTTGATGCTTGTTTATCTTTTCAACTTCGTCAGCAAGATCTTCGAAAAATTCTACTAGATCACACAGAGGCATTTGCATACATTCTTTTCTGGTTGTGGATGTATGCATTGTAATCTGTGCTATTGCCCCTCTGATGTATTGTTCTGCAATGAATCCTCCGAACTTAAGAAGAAAAAATCTCTTACTAAACCTTCTGCCTTCGCTGAGTCTTTCGCACTCATTCTAAGTACATCATTTATATCAAGTCCTTCATTGGACTTCGCTGCTGCCTCTGCAAAAATATACATATGATAATCACTGTCAAGTTCTTGAACAGAGATAACATTCCCAGCTTTCTTGTAGTTTTTACCTGCATTAAGCTTGTCTTGCGCTGTCATATTTTCAAAGTCATATGCTAGCTCTTTAAGTTCATTGCCATTGACCATTATTGGTTTTGATAATTTCAATATCTCCATTTTACCCTCCTAATTTAAGCAAAAGGCAGCTCACTAAAGAGCTGCTGTAATTGCTGATGTGTAATTTACACCATTAACTTTATAGATGTAGTTAAACTTGTCTATCAGAAGTACCTCCACACCATCGATGATTCTTCTGAAGTAGAAAACTTCATATTCGTTAGAGCCATCCATGCCTGATGCAGGTTCAAGTTTACCACCATCATGCTTCTTAGTTACACACTTGATGAAAGCCTTATGAGCTTCTATCCCGACTTTGACATTGTTTGTATCAAACTTGTCGATTACCCAGCGAATTTCAAACTCTTGCAGTCCTGGAGCAGATATTGCTACTGCATCAACTCCAGTGACCCGGAAGTTTGCAGCAAATGTCATGCTGCCCGGTTGAGCAAGTGAAGGCCAATCAATTTCACCAAGAATACCTGCCCCCTTCAAAGTATCAGTCATTAATTCGACTGATGGAAGCTGTAAATCTGTTGTTTCACCTATTTGTTTTTGTTTACCAGCTACTTTCGCATATACATTATATGCTATGGTCTTATTTGCTATCTTCATTAGCTTTCACCTCCAAATAAGGTGCTAATTCCAGCTGTTGTATATTGCACCTTGAAAGTCAAGCTCTTACCCGGTGGAGTTGTGGTGGTCTGCACATCAAATATGAAATCACCTTCAACTATGCTGGATATCGGATTGCTTGTTTCATTAAATGCAATTTCCGCCATAAGCACCTTTCCATCAGTTACTAAGGAATTCAACCAAGCCTGAGCATCGTTCAGTATTGTATCAACCTTTGCTCTGTTTAGAGGAGTGTCTATATCTGACATGTAGCTTATTTGGAACATGTTTGTGAGATATCTCATCATTCTAATGCTGCAGTCAAATTTGTCTTTCGGATCCATCTCAGTTCCATATTTGTAGTTGCCATTGTGTGGCCCCCAAAGAACCCAATTGCCGGCTCTATAATTTACTGTTGTTATTCCTTCACTGTTCAGTTCATTTGCTTGAACCTCATCAAACATTATTGCGGTACCATCAGCAATGATTGTTCCAGTCATATCCAAAGCCTTATTGGATGGACTTTCATAAGGTGTATTATCATTCACATAATCAGTCTGTTGCATTCTAACTACAGTTAAAGTAGATAACCAGTATTCTTTGTCGCCTTGTTTAGCCTTTGGCCAACATACCTTCGCTTCTTTATCTGTATATGCGTTGGTTGCCTTCCATGTCTTTGCATTAGCTATTGTGTCTGCTACCGAGCTATCAATATCCACAACACACACTACATCCCAATGTCCGTTTATTTTGTTTGATTTAGCAACCAATGCATCATATACAGAAGCATTCTGACTCCACCCAGGGGCAGCAAGTATAGAAGGTACGATATTAAATAATTGATATACAAGGTCAACACAATCAATACCGGTTCTAACCCCGCTTACATCTGTGCCTCCTATGATATCAATTAAGTCAACTGGATCTAGTTCTGTGTGATTTTCTGGATCAAACACATTTATGAAGATAACAGGACCTATTGGTCTTATCCCATTCTTGAAATGTGCATGCATAGCTTCACACAGCGTATTAGCTTCCCAATCATCAGAGTATCCTAACTTACTTTTACAATCCTCAAACGTATATGCAATTACAGGCTTATTTATTGCTCCAGCTGTATCAACAACAGCTGTCAATGGTGCAGTCCCAATATATATTGGTATAACTCCAACCCCTAAAGGAGGAAGTTTATCCTGAGTAGGAGTTTGCTCACCAAAAGCACCATGTTTATATGTCATAAGTTCACATCCTTTATAAATATTGTTCATTGATACTGGGGATATACTCCATAGGAGCACACTTCACACTGAATTTGAGCCATCCATACCATAAGGGATATGGCGGTTCTTCATATATTCCCCATGTAAAAGGCCGCTCTATGGTTGTTACACCAATGACCACCGCCTGTGCAAGTTCCCTCTTAGTAAGGGTTATTAGATTTAAAAGGTCTTTATAGCCTTGATAGTTTGGTGTCACTACACCCGATTCGTCATATTCCCCCGGATTGTACACTACAAAGGTCAGGCGTATATTCAAAGTTGCATCAGTACCATCGTCTGAGCCATCTTCAAGGCCGATAAAAACACAAGGTACCGGAGAATCAATCCCTGCAGGCAAATAGTTATTTGGAGGGATATAACATTCAAATACTGCTGGATTTATAATCTTATATTCTGCCATCTTTTTGTTATATTCAAGGAGCTTTATCTTAGCTGCTACGTTAACTTCGATAAATTTCTTTAATCCCTCTAAAATTACATTGTCTGTCATTTCCTCTTCACCTTCTTTGCCGCTTTTTCTAATCTATAATTGATTTCATGATTTACTCTCTCTGAGAGCTTATTATTGATTAAATTTATTATCTGTGGCCAAACTTCTTCATTTTCTACCATTTGGGGGATGGATAGAGTTCTGAGAACATGAATAGGTAGCCGTTTTTTCCCAACCCTTACAAATACATTGTATTGCACCTTGTCCATGGACTTGGTTCCTGTAGGTGCTATAAATGCAGATGGTAGTATTGATACTTTCTTTTTACCGTTTTGATTCTTAATTTTGACTGCTATAGGTCGGCCGGTATTTGGTATCTTGGGAGTTAGGGGGAAATGCACAAAGGTGAGTCTTTCGCCGGTTATTCTAATCCCAGCTTTGATCTCACCTTTCTTGGCATACACTTTACTTACTGCATCTTGGATTTCTTTTTTCTTTATAGAATAAACGGTTGGAACAATCTTACGTATTTGAGTGACTCCATGGTCCACTGCTCTATTAAGAGCTGAGGCTACAGCTCCAGGAACTTCTTTCTCAAGTCCTGCTAGTGCTTTGGGTATGTTATTTAGGCTGCTGATATCAACTGAAATGTGTCCAGGCTTGCTCATTAGATTGCATTCCCCTTTAAAATGATTTCGTACATGCCCATTTCACTTTTTGCACTGGCTACATAGTAACATTGACCATCAAAAGTTTGTATAGCTTCAGTCTCCGGAAGTACTCCGTATTCTGCCGCATTTACAAAATATAGTATTTCTCCTATATATGCACCATCATATTCCTTTTGGCTCCGTTCCATTAATCTGTCATTGTCTACAATTACAGTTAAAGTCCGACCATCAATCGTGTGAGTGTCTGCAAACTCATTAAGGTTTATGAAAACTTGTAGGTCTTGATTTGTATATTCCTTAAAATTCATTCTAACACCTGCTTTACTATTTAGCCCCTGTTACAACCATGTCTGATGCATTGAAGTTGCCCACTAAAGACTTTGTATCCTCTGTATTAGTTGCTTTAGCATCATCATTTTCTGAGTCATCTTCTTCAGAATCAACTTCACTAGATGACAATGTTTCTATTTTTGCTGAAGCAGCTGCTAAAACAGTCTTTCTACGCTTATTTGCTAGCTCATCAACTAATATCTTCTCGATATCTTCGATGCTGTCAGTTTCTTCAATGAGCTTTATCAACTCTTCTGCAGGAGGTATTACAATTTTATCTTTTGTTGGAGGTTTTTCACCAGCTTCTCCAACTCTTTCAGCATAGCCGTCATCTATAAGTGATTCTTCATCTTCTGGGGACATATTAAAAATTATGTCCCCGGGATTATATACCTTATCGCTTGTTCTTACAATAATTCCAATAACTTTTATCATCTCAGTGCCTCCTAGACAACATCAAGAACATACCAGCTATCTACATCAAAAGGTCTTGGAATAGGTTTCGCTGCAAGTACCATTTCCTTAACATTATTCTGTAGATTTAGCATTGTTCTTGGTATTCTAGTTCCTTCATAAGTAACATAGTGTCCATCTGTAAAGCTTGTCTGTTCAAGATAAGTGATTGCACCATATGCTATATCCCCAACTTCACCAGGCAGTACTACTACATGATCATCTGGAATGAATCTCTTTACAGCTCCATCAACATCTTTGTACCAAGCATAATAAGCCCACAGTTGCACTCCTAGTTCAGTAAGATCTCCAAGGTAAACAAGACCATTTCCATTTTGTGTTCTTACCTCAGGAGCAATCATACCTAACTCAATTCTTCTAGAATCTAATTTAGCAATAAACTCTGCATCTGCTGATAACAGATTCCAAGCTGTGTCTCCAAGTACAACTGTAGAAGGATTGTATCCAGCTTTTCTAACAGCTGTAATAGCTCTCTTTAAGTCAGCATACTTTGTTGAAGTTCCTTGGTCCCACTTAGCTCCAGCTGAAAGCACTTCCTTTTGAGTGAAGCCATAATTTACCTCAAACTCAACATACTTTGTTAAGTCTTCACTATAATAACCTCTTCCTGTGAATTTGCCGGTAGTTAGAACCTGGGCAACCATAAGTTCTTCAGTTCTATCAATGGAGTCATTCATCTCCTGCATATCTTGTTCAATGTAATATTGCTGTCTTTCTTCAGGAGTCATAAGTGTGTGGGTATGTTCTCCTGGAGTTGTCTTTTCAAGAACCTTAGGATCTAAAACTCTCTTTGGGGCAATTGTTGGAGGTTCGTACTCTTTTGTTGTATAACCTTCACGCTCCATAAGTATGCCATTAACAAGTGGTGCAACAAAAGGAGCTATAATATAACCACCTTTTCTTACATCCAATTCAATCTTTCTAGTTGGAAAGGTCTCTGGCCGAGGGAAAAAGGTATCCCTCAAAAAAGTAGTGACAGGCATTTTCTTTAAAAATGTCCCGCCCTGCGTTCTTGGAATGTGTCTATCAACTTGTGTCATTTACATCGTCCTCCTCTTAGTATGATTTTTCATCAGTCAAATGAATACCCACAGCCCTTAAATCCGCATCAAGAGCATTGGGTGCTCCATTAACACCAAATGCTAAAGCTGTTCGATTGAATTTACCTGTTTTGTAGCAAGTTGCCACAACATCGGCTGCGGTTGTATCAATTGAATCCTCTGCAAGTATAAACCTTGCTACTTTTGAGCCATCAGCTGCATCAGTATCACAAAGGATACCTTTACCTGTTGCAGTTTCAATACCTATGACTGACCCTCTAACAAGTACTCCTTGTCCTGTCTTTAAGGTAACCCCTTGAACTAATACTGGTATTTCAGCACCAGCAAGCAGCTTATCAGATACGTTGCTTGCTAACACTGCATATCCGCCTAATCCTTCTCTCATTATTTTTCACCCTTTCTTGCTCTTTCAAATTTTGCTCCTGCAGCCGCTATAACGTTTTCTATTTTCTGCGGTTTTTGTTCGCCTGATGTAGTAACATTGTTGGCAGCTGCCGCTACATTTTGTGTTCCTGAAGCTTGAACTTCAGTCTTTACATTGTTCAAGTATTCCTGACCCTTTAGTCCATCCTTTTTCATTGCCTCGAAAGCTAGTTTTTCTGCGTTCATTGGTTCTTCAAACTTAGCTTTGTTGACAAGCTCAGGATCTATGTTGTTGGATATTTCTTCGATGGCTTTTATCCTTTGTCTTTCTTCTGTCCTGCCATCCTCTTTAGCACTATTCTCAATGTCAGCTACTAAATCAGGATATGCGGTTCTCAACTCTTCTTTATTCATAATCGTATTTGCCTCCTTTTGATTATTGTTTGTGATATTTGCAACAGGCTGCTGCGGTTGTACGTTAGCGTGTGGTGCACTACAAGAAGGAGTATTCTGTACCGGATTGTCTTTTGCTATCTCAAAAAACTTCTTCATTGAATTATCCATTGAGTTTTGAATTGCTAATCTACTAAAACTAAAATTATTCTCTATCGGAGTAGCCTCAGTCGCTGCATCAGCATAAAGAATTTTATCAATAAAACCTTCTGCAAGAGCTGTTTTTGCAGACATGAATGACTCATTGTCCATTAGCTCTGATATTTTATTTCTGGGTTTGCCTGTCTTAATTTGATAGGCATTCATTATTGTTTCTTTAACTTCATCTAGAACATCAGCTGCATGTCTCATATCTTTCGCTTCACCATAAGTCCCTGTCAAAGGATTATGAATCATCATTATGCCAACAGGACTCATGTGTATTTCATCTCCAGCCATAGCAATAACAGAAGCAGCAGAAATTGCCTTTGTGATTTTAACAGTTACTTTACCATCATGGCTCTTTAATGCATCAAAAATTCCTGCTCCGGCAAATACATCCCCGCCATCACTATCAATCCACACAGTAATGTTTTTTCCTTTATACTTTGCGAGTTCATTTCTGAATGAGTTAGGTGAAGCAGCTGCTATGCCATACCATTCATATATCCAAGCATAATCATCGCTTACAATGTCACCAGAAATTCTTAGCTCTACATCTTCACTCTGCTCATTCCTTATAAAATTCCAAAATCTACTCATCTTCTAGATTTCCTCCTTCCTTCATTGGTTTTATTTTAGATAACTGCTCATTTTCTTTTTGAATTTGAGCAATATTATCATCCCAATTGCCACCAGTGAGCTCTGTCGTTTCTCTCTCACGAGTAGAATAGCCTTGCTCTACTCTCTTAGTTGCAGCATCAACTTCTTTTGTTGGGTCGAGCATGCCCTGTGCTGGACCTATCCAATCTGCATTACACCATGCCTTCTTTATTAGTGGATCATTGAAGAAACCTGGAGCCTTGATTCTTCCAAGAGCAACAGCTTCAGAAAGCCACAGCTCATAAATTGGCTGGCAAAAATCATTTGCAAACCAAGTTCTTCGCATTTTAAAAGCTTTCCACGCTTCTAATAGTGCAGCTCTCGATGCAGAATAAGAAGAATTGAAAGCTTTGGTTAGTAAGTCTGCAGGTATTTCTAAGGCAGCTCCTATTTGCCTAGCCATAGTATTAAAGAACATTTCAAACCCGCTAGCTGGTCTTTTGGGATCTGCAAAAACAACATCTTCTCCTGGACCAAGTACATTAATAGTACCTGCGCCAAGTTCATAAGAATTTTCTTCTTCTTTATCAACTTGTTTTTCATCAGCAATTACATCAGTAAATGGGTTTGTGCTTTTATCTCCTTCATACTTAATAAATGCTGTAAAAAAAGCTTGTACTACTGCCGCTGTCAACTCAGCTTCTGTATAGCGAGTAATTTGCTTCAATGTTTCCAAAACTGGCGCAAGATATGGAACGCCACGATACTGTTCGCAGCGTTCCGATTCCATTAGCTGCAGTATATTTGGATTGCCTGTCTTATCGCCAAAAGCTACAATTCTTTTCCATTCAGTTTTTATTCCTTTGACGTTACTATTTGGATACTGACTTGCTATCCAATACGCTTGAATAGCTCCAGTATCTTTATTTACTTCAACACCATTGAAAATATAGTTATCATTGTCTTTGTTCTTTCCTATAGTGCTAACATTTGTATTAAGAAAGCTTAAGTTATTATGACCTTTCGGTGTACTGATTCTGTCTGCCTCAATTAAATGAATTCTTAGCGTATATGGCATCCATTTATGTCGTTCATCATACTTAATTACTCCAAATACATCGCCATTCATTAACCATGATAACAAAGCAAGTTGCTGGTTTTCATAAAAGTTATTAACTCTTAATGAGTCACTAAATTTTGAATCAGCCCATATGGAAAATTCTCTTTCTATAAGCTTCTCGGTTTCCTGTGCTTGCTCTGGTGTAATGCCTAATAGTTTATAATCAATTCTGCTTTTTAACTTCAAACCTGCACCAACAACATTCGTCCGATTTGTTTTTAATCCAGACACAGCCAACGGAGCTGACATTGCTAAGCTTCTTGAGCGCTGTCGAAGTGTGTTTAAATTTGCATCTATATCCTCATGTGGACTCTTACTGGAAGCTATCCAACCTTTTAAAGACTTCTTTTGATGGCTTGCACCACTCTCTGAATAACCACTGTTTCTGATTTGACCTACAGCATCAAGTTTAGCTCTTGCTAATTCTCTTTTTAAAGCTACTTCAGGATTTACAAAGCAAACTGCTCTATCAATAAAGTTCAAGGTTAATCACCTCTTCTACAAATTAAAGATCACGCAGCGTAATTCGAAATGCTCTGCGTGATCCTTTACCATTATTATTTATTTGTCCTTGCAACTCAGCACATTGATTTTGGAGTTTCTCAATAGTATCTCTTATCTCTTTTAAATCTGCTCTTCTAAGTCTCCGACTCCCAATACTATACTCTTGGCCAGTAAGAACTGCTTCTTCTGCTGCTAAATACAAATCTAATCTTCGTTTTGCGCTATCAAGCCTAGTTTTTAGATCGATACTCATGAATTCACCCCCTACCCATTATGTTTCTATACCTTTTTTGACCACTCCGCGCTTCCGTTGAGACTTCTTTGGGCTTAAATTTGCTGTCTTTTCTCCTAACAAAGCTGCATTTTGCAACCGCTTTTCAACCTCATCAAGGTTAGGATTGAGTATTTCAAAGGCTGCTTGAGCATAATTTCTAAGGTCCAAAGGCTCATTTCTCTTAGTTGCAGCAGCTACCTTCTCCCAAATCATCCTTATTTGACCCTTTTGCTTACGCCTAACAAGCTTTTCTGATATAAGTCCCTTGAAGTATATACGATCATATCCTCTATTCTCATCATCAGGGTAATGACAGTAACCTGCACCGGGTTCCTTTATCTTAAGCCTACCCATAATCTTTGCCTTGCCTGAGTCAACTCCTAAAATAAATACCGCAGCATTTTCTTTCTTGCTGCGGTACAACTTATATAATAGGGGATAGCCAGAGCCACCCATACCTTTTATAGCAAATATCCTTCTGTGCTCATTAGCCTTGCAGAACTTGTAAACCTCTTCAGTATAATGCCCTCCAGAGTCAACACAAGCGCAGGATATTTTTAAACCTATTCCATTTTGAAAGTGATATACTGTATCAAGTTTATCAGAAAGCAATTGCCAGGTTTCTTTTATGTCCGGCACACCCATTATAAGACCTTTCTCAATACCCCAAGTTTCTTCGCCTTTGCCATAGCCTACGATTTCATACTCTAATCTATCATCTTGTACGTCAACTGCAGCAGTCAGTATTAAAACTCCATCCGGTAACTCAGCAGGATATTCTTCCCTTCTATCAAGTAAAATATCTTCACTTTCAAACTCACCTTCTTCTTCCCAAGGCTCACCGAATATTGTATTTTTAACAACCTTATGCTTTTCTGGGTCCTTTTTATCCTTTAACCAAATATGAACTATATCTTCCCATCTCCACCATGGAGATACAAAGGCATTTACATGAAAACTTCTTACCTTTTCTGCACTTGGATTCTCTGCAATCCACCTGCCTTCTGTATTGTTCCAATCAAATTCATCATATTCAGCCCCACAATGAGAACATTGATATACTACATTCCATACCTTGTAGTTACCTTTTTCATCCTTGGTGTATTCAAATTTAACACCATGAATATTAATATACTCGTATGCTCCGCAATCAGGGCATTTCTTACGCCATTTCTCTTGTGTACCACTAACATACTCTTCCTCAATTCGGCATACATCCTTTATACCTGGAGTTGAAACAAATATCTTCTTGCGGTTAAAGAATGTCACCGTTCTTTTTTCACCAAGACCTAATGGATCACCCTCATCGCCTGCTGATACAGGAAAACGCCCAATTTCGTCGCCTATTAATATTCTTATAGGCTTAGAAGCCAATCCACTTGGGCTGTTTGCGCCAACCAATGATAATGATCCACCAGGAAATACTTTGTTTAATATGGTATTGTTGCTGGTCCTACTTTTTTTATCAGCGATCTTTTCTCTCAACACTTTTGTATCTCTAAACAATGGATCCAATCTTCTTTTCGAATAGTCCTCTGCTAACTCAAGGGTAGGTTCTATTAGCATCATTGGACATGGGTCAATATCTATAAAATAACCAATGATATTATTGATTATTTCATTCTTACCAGCTTGTGAGCAGGTCATCATAACAATCTTTTCTATAAGAGGATCATTCACTGCATCCATAATCTCAACCTGGTATGGAGCTCTTTCATTGTTCCACTTCCCAGGTTCTGCTGATGATTCAGAAGATAGTACTCTATTTTGCTCAGCCCATTGGCTAACTGTAATCTGTGGAGGCGGTGCAATAGTTTTAATAATTCGCTTAAACAGCTTAAGTGTCTTCTTCTTCATCCTCCACACCTTCAATCTCAATAGAAAACATTTCAGGCTCATATTCAGAAAGTTCTTCTAAAGCTTCTTTTATGGCCTTATCTAGCTCATGATTTATGATATTTATACTTTTCTGCCTTACTAATTTACTTGCTATTCTTGAAGGCAACCCGAGCATCTTACTTCTAAAATTAACAAGCATGTTTGTCATGACTTGTTCTACATCCTTAGCATCGTGAAGCTGGCCTTTAACCTTAGCATTGATCATCTCTGCTTTCTCTCTTTTAGCTTTTTCATGTAAGGCTTTTTCCATATCATAATCAGCATTACTTGATGGTTGTAGCTTCCATGTATAGTAAAGCTGTATATTTTTTGACAACTCAAATTTACCATCAGCATTCTTCGAAAGCACATCATCAGTCTCTAGCTGCTGTACTCTTCTTTGTGTTATTCCTAGTACTTTTGAAAGGTCTGAGGAAGTAACAAATAAGGGCAACATTTTCGCCACCACCTTCGTTTTTGTTAATTAAAGTAAGAATGCACGTTACGCACGAAATCGATCATTATTTTTTTGTATCTAAACGAATTCCGGGACTCGCCAGCACCGCAATAGAAACAAAGTGCTGGAAGAACCTATTATTTTATATGGCAACACTTACCTGTAGACCTAAACAAGCAATTGTCATATACTCATACTAATCTGATTAAAGGAGATATAGTATATGAGAACTTATAAGACTAAGTTATTAGTTTTTACATTCTCATTAATATTCTTTATGATGCTATTAATAATAGTTGTAGAATAATAATGAGGTGGGAGTTATTTTTTTAACTCCTACCTCTTAAACAATAAATATAAAATTATAAAAGAAAAAGAGCCTTATGGCTCTGAAATAATTTATATCTTTGCGATTATATTCAAATAGTTTCTCGAGTTAGGATTATATCCTTGTTGTACTGAAAATGTCCTATCTTTGGAGATAACAATATTACTTATATTTTCTATGTCAAATTGCCTCCATGCTGGTAATTTTCTAAGGTTACTTGATTGTCCATCAATCTGGTATAAATCAAGTAATATATTTCTAGTAGTGATATGAGTATACACAGCATGAGGATAACCAATTCTTAAGGATTTTGTTATCTCATTAGGTTCCTTATAATCAAAAGAAATAACATACTTGTACTTTATTGCTTCGACAATATCATTTATAATCTGATAGTTTTGCATACATATCACCTCACTTCAGCTACCATATTCGGTAATTAAAAGGAAATACCTGCTAATCGCCGCTAAAGAAAAAGAGCCTAATAGCTCATCTTCACTACTATTATTTATTTGGGATCTGTGACATCAGATCCAAGGTGCACGGTTCTCTTATCGCGGTAAATCTCAATACTGTTTAATGCTTTCCCTAATTCTTCACTTGTTGAATCTAAATTGTACTCTATCTTCTCTACTAAATCATTTATATTCTTTCTCAACTTTGCAATATTTGTTGCTAGATATCCATCCATTTTTGCTCGAGAATTTTCATAATACCTTCCATTCTCTAAGTTTTTTAGTATATACTCAATATCTCCTAGCTCACTTGTATATTTCTTTCTAATATCTGTTGCTTTATCCACCAAACCATCTCCTTTCAATTACCATATTCGGCAATTAAAAGGAGTATCCTGCCAATATCAAAAATAAAAGAGCATGTCAGCTCTTAGTATCGGAACTATTAATAGTTCAAATTATTCCTCAAATTTTAGTAACCCTATATTCTCAGACAGTAGTTTTATACAATCATTAGTATCAATTTCACTCTTTTTATATCTCTCATATATTCTTAATAATGTTGGTGTTTCCACTATGAGGCTTTTGTTCCTTTCAGCAAGAGTAACTTGCTTTGCGTGAACTGGTTCTCTCTGGCTTAATGGCTTACTCTTTTGATGTGCCATTATCAACAACGCTTTAACATTCGTTTCATTCTTATCAGGATGTTCATCTAAATAGTTTTGAAAATGTACATCAAGCTGAGATATATTTTCAGATTTAACATTGTGATTTACGCCCTTAATTTCACCTATGAATGTCAAATCTCCTATTTCTATTATAAAGTCTTCCTGTCTTTTATCTTCAAAACCACTTAGGGTACAATCAAGCATATGTTCTAGTATTTCGAATACTATTTTCACTAAAAAATCACCACTTGAATAAATAATTGATTTAAGCTCATTATTCCTAGCAATGACTTTTGAAGCCTCCTCGATATTCTTATTAGCATCACCTATTAGTTTTAGATTATGATTTATTAAATCATTTTTTTCTCGATCATCAAACATATTCAATTCTTTTACCCAAATTGGGATATCTTCTTGCTCGTTTATGAGCCCTGCTGCCTTTAAAAAGTCATTAACATCATTTACTTTTAAATTAAGAGTTGTTATTATTAATCGTTCTCTTAGCATAGCAGATGTTATTTTTTTACTATGGTTTGATATAGTTAATGTCTTAAAAGATATTAACGGTGTCTTGTCATTAAAATAAAATGATGCGTTAATTGTTTTTCCATTAATATTTGTTGATGTATTTTCATATAACAAGCATTTATCAGGTATACCGATTAAACTCTTCAAGATATTTACCAAATAATCCAGCATATTTTTCAATTCGCTACTCTTTATATACCTTGAACTAGAATTAGCATACTCATATAGAAATGATACATTTACTGGGAATTTAACAATAAAAGTAGATTTCTTAGAATTCCCTATCATTATTCCTAAATTACGCAAATCATTTATACAATTAATACTGGCCTGAGTATTTGCCCTAGATCTCCAAATATTCTCATCACTTAAATCTATTAAATTAAACTCAAATTCGTCTAGTGACTTGGGCTCTTCTAATTTGCTGAAAATTATATCGCTTAAATTGGAATTTTCATTTTTCCCACTATAAGAAATAATCTGAATCATATAACCCCTCCTTCATTTTACTCATATTCTACAATCAAATGAAAATTCCTTTTTACACCGGACCCCGCACGGAGGATTATGTTGAGTCCCTAAAATATTAATTTTTAAAGCATTTACTAAACGGACAATAAAAGCTTAACCCTGTCCATGTACTCCAGATGCATTTATAGCACTTGTGTTTCTTCAATCCTGTCATATCATCACCTTCTAAAATTGCATAATAAAAGCCGCAAGGTTTCCCAAACGGCTTCAATCAATATCTTTATAGCTTATAAGTTATCATAGAAAGTCAATGGTGTCAGTCACATCAAAGTCACATTGTTTATAAATTCCTTTTTTCGTTGATTTGAGTTGGACATATCTTAATAAAGTGTTAAACTCACTTTTTAGAGTTTCTTCTTATATATACACTATATTTAAAATACATGAGTTTAACATAGCTCTTTTATGTCCAACTGCTTAACAAATAAAAAGATTATAGGTTTTTGCATAATCTTACAACAGTTATCCATGCAGCTTTTCCTATGTTGAAATTGTATAGAACTTTAGCAAGTTGATGTAAAGCTAATGTATCTACTGTATTGCATGATGAAATAATAATGTCAGTAACATCATTTGAGATATATTTGCGCTCTCCTTGCTTACCATTGGACTTTATCCTGTAACCTTCGTTGTTAAGAAATTCTACTACCTTAGCAGAGCTCTGCATCTCAATGTATTTAATCCTAATCATGTCTTCTATTCCTTCATAGTTTTCCTGTAGTACTTGACTGACTTTATCTCTTACATCTCTTAGTTCATTAATTTTCTCATCTAAAGAATCTATCGTTATTACCTTCACTGGGCTAGCCATTTAATATCACCTCTTATTATTTTTCTTAAAACTTAACTTCATCATGATCTTATCTTTGGTTTCCTGGACTACCCCTATATATCTCAAAGTAGTGGTTATATCGGAGTGGTTAAGTATTTCTTTTATTGCAGCAATGTCCTTGGACTGTTGATAGAGCCAATATCCAAAAGTCTTTCTCATTGTATGGGTACCTATATTGTCTAGTCCGAAATGGGCAGCTGCTTCATTGAGAATTTCATATGCTCTGGTTCTTGTAATTGGTCTATTTAGACCTTGCCTTGAGATAAATAGATACTCATAATCTTTTTTATCATCAATGTAGTTTTTTAATATTTCCTTAAGCTCATCATGTATAGGGAATCGCTTTTCTTTATTTGTCTTTTTTTCATGGAGATATATATAGTCTTTATCTTTCACATCCCTTACACGCATTGTAAGGATATCCGAAACCCTCAGACCGGAATAAATGCCTGTTGTAAATAGAGCATGATCTCTTCTATTTTTAGCATATAAAAAGTCAATAATATCATTGAGTAAATCAAGATCTCTAATAGGTTCTACTGTATTCATCTTCTTCACCTGCCTTTCATTGAAATATAAAAAGCTCGGGGGTTACCCGAGCTCTGCATAAAATTCTTAATATCATAATAATGCTGTTTTTCAATATTGTCAGTCACATAAAAGTCACTTTCTTGTGCTTGCTGCTTATATTCTTAATATAACCGATATCATAAAGCAGCTCATCAGCTATAGCTTGCAGACACATTCCTTTTATATCTCTCATGTATACCACCTTATATTCTAGTCCGTCCAGCTGCATTACTTTCTGGAATATCTCTTTTTCTAGTTTCTTTAAGTTCTCTATTGTCCACGTTTCATGTTCTATCATACTCTCATATTTTTGAAGACAATAGTATATCCTGTCCAAGCTCATTGCATTGCCATTCCCACTTGGCATTCCCTCATATTCAATGCTGCTGATCTCACGCGGAGCATCCTTATGTAGTAGCTTCTTATAATAGTTAAAATTCTCTTCCGCTATCTCCAAATACCTCTCATGCATTTCTCTTTGTATTACTATATTCTTGAATGAACCATAATCCATGTGACTCCCACCTTTTCTTTATTCTTCCAACAAATCTAATATAAAAGGCACTATCCGTCCCAAGGATAGTGCCTCCGCTCTTCGGTCAGCTCTATTTCAACTTATCTTTTTCGCTAAATTCTGTTTTAGAAATCAGTTCTCCATTTACATGTTTCATTGATATTTCAAAGTAATCTTGTTTATCTAATCTTTCAATGCAATCAACTAATTCACTAACTTTTATAACAATTTGCTTTTTTAATTTACTTGTTTTCTGTTCCAACTAATCCCCTCCTAATTCATTCCAATGCAGTATTGTGCTGTTACTAAACAAAAAACTAATCACCAATTGTTCTATCTCAATATATAACTTCATAGTATATTATTGGGCTGGAGGTTATGCATACACGTCTTTTGGTTATTGGGTGTCACAATGTATTTGTGAGGTCAACCCCATTAATATGAGAGGTGGTATGTGTATGAAAGATTACCTTGATATCATTAAGGACGTCCTTAATATACTTATTTCTGTTGTCACTTTGTATACGCTTCATAAGGCAAATAAGAAGCCTGCAAAGAAACGACATAGAAAATATGCATAACTCATCATGATAACCTCTTGCCCGCTATTGTTTTCCCCTTCATTCTCTCCATTGCTGCTCCCAGCATTCATCGCAATCAGCATTTTCACAGTTGCTTACATCAAAATTTTTATCCACCGCTTCAAGTCCAAAGAAGGATATCGGACAGCTGTTCTCAATGATTTCATTCTCATCACCATCGCTTATAATTACTGCTTTGTCAATTAACCTCATTGCTATTCCCCCTTTGCTGGCTAGTACTAGAATCTTGCTTATCCTGGCGCTCTGCCATGAACTTTTCAAAATCTTCATCGCTCAATGTGTTTTCACTTTTGGTCTTGTTCAACAAAATTTCCTCAAGTGCATCCCCATCATAGCTCCTGTTTTTGAAATTGCTAAACGTTCTCACATTATTCTTACCTACAACTTCTTTGCCTTTACTTGAGGCATTAGATTTATTGCTCTGATTCTTCTTATCCATCCAATCTCTCTTAATCGCTTCTGCCTCTGATCTAGTCTTCACCCCTGACTTTTCAAAGGACTTCAATATGCCTTCAATGTAGCTCATGGTTCTCTTCCCTTGCAGCACAGATTCCTCAATGGCGAAAACAATAGCATCCGCTTCCATCACTGTCAGCCAATCCTGCATCTTTTGATACTCAAGAGTAGTGATCAAATGGATATTATTGCTGAATACTTCCTGAATCTTCTTAAGTCCAAGATCATAATCCTCACCCGCGCTTTCTACTACAACTACTAATTCTTTTTCTTTTAGTTTATTTATGTCATCAGCTTTGGTATCAGTATTGGTATCAACTTGGGTATCAGTATTGGTATCAGCTTTGGTATCATTATTTGATACCAATTTTGAATTATAGAGCTCAATAATGTGATATTTCGTAGGATCATTTTTCCTATTTCCACTCTTAAAGTCTATTAGGCCTTTAACTTTGAGTTCGTTTCTTGCTGCTTTTAGTGTATTTTCTGAAATACCTATCAATCCACATAAGGATGTGTTAGTCCGCTGGAACCAGCTTATCCAACAGCAACTATTGTTTATTTGCAATAAAGTATAATAAAGCAATTTTGCCATTGGGGACAAACTGTTTGCCTGCAACCAAGCATAGAAGGCATTCAATTGTAAAATGAAGTTCATATTATCTCTCCTATCTATAATGAGAGTTTATCCTTGATATCCAAACAAATCCTCTAACATTAGTTGTAGTTTATTACATGCTGATTCATATTTACATTCATCACACATGCCAGAACATTGCTGATCTTCTGAGTAAAGCTTCTCCAAGGCCTGCATAACACTAAATTTATCAATTGGTTCCTGTAAGGATAAATCAGGTACCTTGTCCATTGATTCAAAATAATCATGTAAAGTAATATATAACGCTTCAATATGTACAAAGGTACCCAAAACTACACACACCAGCTCATCATTCTCAAATATACCTAGAATATGCTGGTCCTCCTCATGTTGATTCTGAAATATCGCAAGTGCTACATTATCACTAGATGTCTCTTTAAGATCAATGATAGCCTTTACTCCTGTTTCCATGAAATCACCCTTTCTTTAATTTAAATAGCATGTCTATCAATAGGGCGGAACGTTCCCCACCCTATTGATTTTATATATATGAATTGTTATAATTAATTTAACGAATTATTTTCTCTTAGCGCACTTGCAGGTGTGCTTTTTTTATTTATATCTATTAATATCATCGCTACCTTTGCAGTTACTTCAGCTGCATGCCTAAAGCTTGTCCGTCTACCAAAGCTGATATTATTGAATTTTATATCTTCATCAGCTCCCTTAGCCGCTTCTCTAAATATCTCATCAGTAAGTTTCTCACCGGTTAGGTTCTTAACGATACCCTCAACTGATTCCCTAATCGACATTATACATACCCCTTTTCTTTAAGTTTTCGATAAATTCTATCCTCGATGTTTTTCAATTTCACCCCGTATGCTTCATCCATGGTTGTGAAATGCATTTTAAGTGCTACATACAAGTCTGCGATCTGCTCTTCATTCTTATATACAGCTTCTTTAATATCATCTGGCAAGATACAACCAGGCTTAATATTAACCAATAGGTTCTTGATTGATTGAATACTCTTTCCTGCTTCGAACATTTCAGTAGTCAAAACCTCAAGTACATTCTTAGGGTTATCATCAACATTCTTTAATAACGGTACACTGAAAAACTCTGCACCGAATTCATAAGCCAGTAAAGCCTTTGCCTTTGCATCATTTAATACAATAGAAATTCTAGGAATTAAGTCTTGTGGTACCTGCTTTTTTCCTTTTTCAATTGCGCTGATCATCGGCTGGGTTACATTAAGCTCCCTGGCAAACTCAGCTTGAGACAAATTATTATTTATCCTTGCTTCCTTTATCACATCTGCCATGCACATCTTCTTACCCCCTTGTATAAATAGTCATGTAAATATATCAAATCGATATATATAAGGTATTTAATTATAACTTCAGAACTTGCTACAATTTAGTTAATACAAATCTAGTTTCATTCCCACCAAACTATGTTCCAAAATCACGTCTAACTATACCGATTCTTAGTTGTGGCGGTATAAGAGCCGCCTTCCCACCTTAATGTCTCTGCAGCATTTTTTCTCTTACTTTGGCAGTGGGACTTTCCACAAATGCTAAACAAATATTTTGCCCTTCTCTTCCACCACATTCACCCTTGTTATATTTCAGCCGCAGACATTTTCTACATTCTGGAGCTAATTTATCAAAGTCAACATCTTTCCGAATTCTAATGTTGCTTTTCCTCCTTGGATCTTCAATCGGTTTCTCAACTTTTGTGACAAAACTCATATTACACCTCACATTCACTTCATATTTCATTATTGAGCTACAAAGATATACTCATATGTGTTTTATAGACAGCTAGCTCCCTCCTTGCTCATCTTAAGCAATTGTTCTTTCCATATCTCAAGGGATGCTCTCTTATAATCTGCAAGTATCTTCTCTACTTTTTCTTGCGTTGGTGCCGGATTTGGTGCAACGATATATATTGTTGTATTACCAATGTTATAGACTTCATCATATTTTTCGATAAAAGGTTTATCCATCCCAACGCCTCCCCTCTTGATATTACTTATGCTTAAGATGTTTTGTACTATTCTTCTTTAAATATTTTTAAGTTGTTTCTTCAGAACGCACCCGCATTATTCAATGTAGAAAATTTCTCCAAGTTGCTTATTGAAGCACTTGCATATCTTAGCCATTAAACCTGGACCTGGGGGGAATTTTTGATTTTCTAATTTTGAAAGATGTGTCCTTTGAATCCAAGTTCAGTTATCTTTGCTCCTGATTAGCACCCTGCTCTTCACTAAATTTTTGGATATTGTTTTTAATAAGTGCTTTAGTCAATTTTTATTACTCCTAAGTAGATATTTAACACAGTGAAAACTTGATAGTATTTTAACTGCGTTTTGTGGTATTTGTGCTTAAAAAAATATCTGCAAATAATACTGTCATTGGCTTCTTATACTGAATTTCGAACCTCTTCATTAAATTAACACTAGGATTTCTAGTCCCTCTTTCTATCGCACTTAAGTGTTTTTGTGTTATTCCAAGCTTTTCTGACACACATTCTTGGCTTTGTTTTCCTCTCAATTCAACTAGTATGTCCCTCAA